TCATTCCATCATCATCTTTTGGTGTTGCAATCATTCCATCATCATCTTTAGGAGTGGCAATCATTCCATCATCATCTTTTGGTGTTGCAATCATTCCATCATCATCTTTTGGTGTTGCAATCATTCCGTGATCATTAAATATAAACTTTTTGCCATTGTTATCTGTGAATATCTGATATCCATCAGTTCTAAGATAAGTTAATTGTGAAGACACATTCTTTGTGGAGATACCCAACTTTTGAGCAATGTCTTTGATTGTTGAGGGACCATTTGTTTTAAGAATCTCCAATACTTGCTGCTTCCTTCCCTCATTAGATGACCTTGACTCAAGCTTTACTTGAAGATCAAGAATTAACTGCTCATTACTTTCTAAATCAACCTCCATGTTATGAATGATTGTCAATAGTTGATCCTTATCTAAATCATCAAGGACAACTTCATTTCCCAAGCCTGCATTTACAACATAATCTTTACTCATGATGTGAACTCCTTTGTGTTTTATGAATCTCATTTATCCAGTGAATAAGATTCATAGATTGATGAGCTTAATTGCTCCCTTCACATATAATATAGTCATCATTTGACTGTTGTAAACCCTTGAGTATCATTCTTATTAAATTAATGGTATAATTAATAAATGAACCACGCTTAATGAATGAGATTCATTGGCAGTTGAATAAGATCTATGGAATGAACAGGACTCAGGTATTGCTGGACATACATGTTATGAATGGGATACAGCAACTGAATAGTACTCGACTTATGAATAGTACTCAGTAGTTGAATGGTATGTGATGGTGAGTGTGGTTCAGTGATTGAATGGTACTCGACTACTGAATGGTACTCAGTGTATGATACCGGCTCAGTACTTGAACCTCATTCACCCGGCCGGGGGGCCTAATATCTTTATGGTTATGCAGATGTTGTTAAGCCCCAAAAGTACCACGCCTCTTTTCTAGTATCCAGCATTACCACGTATCATTACCAGCAATTAAACTTAAACCAGACCTATATCACATACATTCCAATCCGGACTTATTTGACCTCCCCATGAAAATAAGTGTGTACAAAGTTATCAAAATGTGCTATAATACAATGAAAAGGACTGAGACGACTATGGATACCACGAACTGGGATATGATCAGATTTCAATACGAGATTCTTGGCGAGTCTTTAAAGGATCTGGCAACAGAACACAACGTCACTCTACCAGTGCTTAAGTTCAACGCCGAAGAAGAGGGTTGGAAACCAATTCCTTTGGCACAGCAGAAAGCATTACAGTTTCCCGACGTTTCTTCCATGGAGACCATCACCAAAGAGATGGTTAAACAGGTTAAGGAACACACGCGCACCGCTTCCATTCTTAAACAAAAATTCCTCGGACCAAAGTATATTGCTCTTGAAGCTCTTCTCCTTTCCAAGGCCACTCAGGTTTTGGCAAATCTGGATGTGAGTGACGGGAGATCGGCTAATAGCCTTAGGACTATTACTGCGGTTTTGAAGGATCTGTTGGAACAGAACTCGATCCTTCATGTTGACTCAGAGAAGGAAGATTTGGAAGTTGATAGGGCTCCGACGGAATGGAAAGTAACGATCGTGCAGGCAGACAAGAAAGAGGAAGATGTCGACACTGAACCTACAGATTCCTGAGAAGTTAGCACCGTTCTTTACCACCCAGAAAAGGTATAAGGTTGCCTTCGGTGGTAGGGGTGCGGGGAAGAGCATGTCGATCGCTGGCATGATTGACCAGCGTGTGCAGACGGAAGGTATCCTAGTTGGTTGTCTCCGGGAATTCCAGAACTCACTGGACGAAAGCGTTTACGCCCTGCTTGTATCCGAGATTCAACGGATTGGAATTCCCGGATTTAAGATCAGGCACAACCGGCTAGATAACATATCTGGCGGGGGTGTACGGTTTAGGGGACTTGCTAGAAGTATTGAGTCTATTAAGTCCATGTTTGGTTTTAAGGTGTTCTGGTTGGAGGAGGGGCAGTTTATCAGTGAGGAATCTCTTAAGATACTCACCCCCACACTCCGTGAAGAGGGGTCTGAGCTATGGATATCCGCCAACCCGTTGAGTAGTACAGACCCTTTTTCACAACGCTTTATTAAACCATTTGAACGTGATTTGATGGCCAATGGTGTGTATGAAGATGATATGCACTATATTGTCAAGATGAACTACAATGATAATCCGTGGTTCCCAGAAGTTCTAGAAAAAGAACGACTGCATGATAAGCATACGTTGTCAAAGGCAATGTACGACCACATCTGGGAAGGTGCGTATAATGACTTTGTAGAAGACGGTCTTATTAAAGCAGAATGGTTTGACGCCTGCGTCGACGCTCATATCCACCTGGGAATTAAACCTGAAGGCGTGAGATTCGCCGCTCACGACCCCTCTGATGAAGGCGCCGATGCAAAGGGGTTTGCCTTCAGACACGGTATCGTGGTAGAAGATGTTCGTGAGATGACAACTGGTGATATTAACATGGGCGCAGATTGGGCCATCAACCTTGCGATAAATCACAAGGCTGATGCATTCTCTTGGGATTGTGATGGAATGGGTATAGGACTCAAGCGACAGGTTTCAGGTGCATTTGATGGTAAACCAACTGTACTTGTTATGTTTAGGGGTTCAAAAAAGATTGATAACCCTGATGCGGTCTTTGAACCTGTTGGCTTACCGATGCAGAATCAAACCAAGAATAAAGATGCTCTTGCTAACCAACGTGCTCAGTACTATTTAGAATTACGCAAGCGCGTATATAAGACTTGGGAAGCTGTTGAGAAAGATGTATATCACAATCCAGAGGAACTGATATCCTTTGATTCTACTATTGAGATGCTTCAGCAGTTAAGATCTGAAATGTGTCTGATGCCTGTGAAGCCTAACAGGTCAGGCAAATTTGAGCTCTTTACTAAGAGAGAGATGAAAGCAAAATTTAAGTTTAAGTCACCAAACTTATCTGACTCCGTTATGATGCTGTGTAAGAAACCACATAGCCATAACTTAGTATCAAGTGTAAAACCACAAGCAATAAGAACTGTTGGAATAAAGTCACGAAGGGCATAATATGGCATTAGACCATGAAGAGTTAGTAGAACTACATGACAAAGCCTTCCAAGCCAATGACATCACGCGCGAGCGTGCGTCTGAAGATTTGGTATTCTATTGGCTTACTCAGTGGGATGATGATATTCTGTCAGAGTCTCAGAATGCTTATCGTGGTGAGTTCAATATTCTGCGTAAAGCAGGCCGCCAGATCATGTCTGACCTCGAACAGAATCCTGTTCAAGTAGATTTTGAACCCAAGGATGAAACTCGAGAAGATTCTGCTGAACTCCTCGATGGTCTTTACCGTTCAGAAGACAATAACAACTCATCCATTGAAGCATACGAAGTAGCTAAACAAGAGGCTGTTGTATGTGGTGCAGGTGCTTGGATACTTCACACTGAATATGATTCTATGCGAGCCACAAATAATAAACAGGTGATTCGCAGGAAAGCAATTAACGAAGCAAACAATGTTGTGTTCTGGGATCCGAATGCAAAAGCCTTGGATAAGTCTGATGCAACCTATGTGTCAGTGCTTACACCTTATTCAGAGGATGGATACAAGGCATTAGTCAAGGAGTTAACTGGTGAAGCAGAAGATGAGATTCAACCAGACAACTTCAAGTTTCCAGAACACTCCTATACCTTTCCATGGTTAACAGGTGGAGGCAAGATATTCTACGTTGCCAACTTCTACCACCGCGTCAAGACCAAGGAAGTCAGACTTACCTTAACAGATCCTTTTGGTGATGAATCTGAGGTATGGGAAAATGATTTAAAAGAACGCGAAGATGAGATGCTGGAAGCTGGGTATATGATTACCAGCAGTGAGACTATAGAACGCTGGCGAGTTACTAAGTATATAGCATCTGGTGAAAAGATTATTAATGAAGCTACAGTTGCAGGTCAGTACCTTCCTGTTATACCTACATTTGGTGAGCATGCTTTCGTTGAAGGTCAAGAACATTGGGAAGGCATATCTAAGCTTGCTAAAGATCCACAGAGATTAAGAAACTTTGTTCTGTCATACATAGCTGAAATTGGCTCACGGTCACCAAGACCAAAACCAATCTTCTTTCCTGAGCAAGTCCAGGGTCATGAAGAAATGTATAATGAAACAGGCATTGATAACAATCTTCCATACTACCTACAGAATAGAAAATCTATAGATGGTGAAGATCTTCCTATTGGCCCTGTTGCTGTTATGCCTGAGCAGAATATCCCACAGACTTTAGTTGCATTAGCTGGTTTAACACGGGAAGCTGTTGAGGACGTGGCTAACCCTGGTGTGCCACAGGATATAGCTGATCCTGATGTTTCAGGGAAAGCAGTTCTGGCAATGCAGTCTAGGTTGGACATGCAATCAGTTGTCTACCAAACTCATCATAAGCATGCTAAACGATGGGATGGAGTGGTATACGCTTCTATGGCATCTGAAGTATTTGATGTACCCAGAAAAGCTAAACTAACTCTGCCAGATGATACCAAAAAAGATGTACAAACAATGGAATCGGTTATTGATGAAAAGACCGGTGAGATTGTTACGAAGTATGATTTGACAAAAGCTGAGTTTGATGTTTACTCTAAGATAGGACCAAGCTACTCTTCTCAGAAAGAGCAGACGATTGATAAGTTACAACTTCTGATTGTCAACCTTCCGCCTGAAGATCCTGTCAGAAAGATCTTACAACTTAAGACACTTCAGTTGATGGATGGGGTGGACTTCAAGGATGTCAGAGATTATGTTAAGAAGCAGTTGATTATCATGGGTGTTAGAACACCTGAGACTCCTGAAGAAGAAGAGTTTGCTGAGATGATAGCCAATCAACCTGATGAGCCAGATGCCATGATGGTTGCTGCACAAGCTGAAATGGTTAAGGGACAAGCTGATCAAATGGCTGCCCAGACTGAAATGGCCAAAGCCCAGGTGGATGCACAGAATGAAGGCATGAAGCGGATGATTGAGCAGTTCAAGGCTATGACTGATAGGTTCGAAGCAGAGATAAAAGCTAAGACTGCTGGAGTCAATGCTTCTAAAGTAGGATCAGATAAAGTAGGTGTAGAGCTTGACAATGCAGCTAAGATTATCGAGCTCAAAGTTCCAATGACTGAAATGTCAGATGATGACTTATTCCAACAGGCGACTATGTAATGCCACCTTTACAGGGACTAAATAGCAGGCCAATCTCCACAATCACTGGCCAGCCTGAACTAACTTCACCAGAGGTAATGGAGAAGTATCAAAAGTTTTATGATAGAGTCCCTGGGTTCCTACAAGGTTTAGGAACTACCGCAGCAGAGTTTGCACCCGGATCTGGCGAATACCTTTCAGCAGAACGTGCTCTTTCTTTTGGTAAAGAAGCTGAGAAAGATATTGCTGAAGGCCACTTTGCAGATGGCCTAATGAAGTACTTAGAAGCCTTTCCTGAAACAGTAGGAACCATCCCTGGTGTAAGTGCAGGAATGATGGTTGGCAAGAAGTCTCTTAAAGCCAGTAAGAGCTTACTCAAGAAAGCTATGCAAGGCTATTCTAAAGGGAAGTCCAGAAGAAAAATAAGAGAAACAACTGGCTGGTTTAAAAGCCCAATGGATGGTCAGTGGCGATTTGAGATAAGCGATAGAAATATAAAATTAACTGATGGTTCACCTGGATTTTATGAAACAGATCTTCAAGATGCTGTTAGCCATGATAAATTATTTGAAAGCTATCCTGAATTAAAAGATACTACTGTTGATATAAATATCTCTCCTAAACTAGATGAAGCTAATGGGTCATTTCTTAATGAAGGTCTAGGAGATCGAGGAGTTCCACACATTATAATTAATGCAAGAAATGCAAGAGAAGCTGAGGATTTATTCCTTCATGAGATTCAGCATAATGTGCAGTATATTGAGGGTTTTGCTCGTGGTGGTTCTTGGACAGAGTTTCCCAAAGGGAAAGCGCCTAAGAATGTTAAAAAAGCTATAGGAAGAGTGAGGAATAAAATAACTGACAGAATTGAAGCTAGAACAAAAGTTTTACAGGATTTGGGTATGACAAGGACTATGGCCAATTTAGAAGCTGCAGCCCAAATTAAGCGAGAAGAAAAACCACTTATAAAATACCTTGGTCAATTAGAAGACACTGCAGAAAGTGCTAAGAAAGATAAACCATTTTCTCAATATAGGAGTATGGCTGGTGAGATTGAAGCAAGAGATACTGCAGCTAGACGAGAGTTTGATGATACGTCTAGATCAATCGTAGAACCTGAGTTTGACAAAAATGCCATACTAAGGTATCACAATAATTAAACCCTAACTGCTGGGAACGCAGGTAAACATCAAAGGAGAGTATGATGGCTAAGAAAATAGTAAATGGAGAGATGATAGACGTGCCTGACGAAGAAGAAATTAAACCTGATGAAAAAGAAATCGAACCTGACGCTGAAGGTATGGCTGATGATGACCTTGAGGCTGATGATGATGAAGAAAAACCTGAGCCTGAAGAATGGCAAGCTTCTGAAGATGATAAAGATGGTAAGCCTGCTGACTTAGGTGATATGCCGGTTGCGGCACACGTCAGGTATAAAAAGAAGAAGAAAATAGCTGATGAGAAAACTGCAGCTGAACTTGAAGTACTGCGTAAAGAGAATGAGGCTTTAAAGAGTGGAACATTTAAACCTGAGCAGGCTCCAGTAAGGCCGACAAGGGCAGAATTTGGTGATGATGAAACTTACTACCAAAAGCTTGAGCAGTATGAAGATCAAATGGCAATTCTGCGCCAAAAGAGACAGAATTTTCAGAATAATCGGCAGCAACAGCAAAAAACATATATCGAAATCACTGAAAAGGCTGTTGATGCCCACTACGAACGCGCTGCTAAGGTTGTTAAGGATACTGGAATCAGCCCTGAAGTCTATCAGGAAACAGATAAGGTGGTTCGTCAAGCAGTTGAGTCAATTATGCCTAAGATGGGAGATGTAGTTGTGGATCAGGCGATCACAATCATAGGTGAAGGATCAGAAAAGGTATTATATTACCTGGGTAGAAACCAAACAGCTCTAGACAGGTTTAAATCCCTGTTAGCTGAAGATAAATCAGGTATGAAGGCTATGGTCTTTTTGGGACAGCAGAAAGAAAGGCTTACAGGAACTAAAAAACGTAGGTCTAATGCTCCTGCTCCGGCTCCAAATGCAAATGGTGAGTCTGGTGGAGCATCTGAATCTGCAAAGACTAAAAAACTTAAAAAGCAATATACTGAAGCACACAAGAAGGGCAATGCTCAGGCAGCTTTTGATGCCAAAAGAGCAGCTAAAGCGGCGGGAGCCGATGTGTCTTCATGGTAAATACCTACAGAGTGGGTTAACTCTGGAAGTCTAACTAGGTGACTTAAAACTCTAGGTTTCTTTTAACTCTAGCTCTGATAGGAGAAATAAAAATGGCACTTTCAACAGGTAAAATCGCTGAGGTAATGTTCGAGAAAGCTCTCGATACTTACGAACAGCAGTCACAGTTGGTAGAACAAACTGACTTCCACGAGCCCGAGGGTGGTGCAAGTCAGAACTCTGGTAACTTTGTCTGGACTCCGGTTCAGCAGCATGCACCGATTATCGCTGGCTGGGATTTATCAGGTCAGGAAACTGGAATCATTGAAGAAACATATCCTGCTCTTCTTGGTACGCCTAACAATGATTTCGTTGAGATGCGTGCTGATGATCTGCGTACTACTCGTTTCTTGGAACGCAGAGGCGAAGTATCTGGTAAACGCCAGGCCACTGAACTTAACTCTGATATTGCAGATGCAATAGCTACTCAGGGTTCTTTGTTCTATCGTTCTAATGCAACTTCTGGTTATGAGTTTATTGCAGAAGCTCAGGCCATCATGAATGAACGCCAGAAAGCTGAAAGCCAGAGATGCTTTATCTTGAATGATAGAGACACTCTGCTTTTCGGTACTGATCTTGCAGCTCGTCAGACCTTGCAGGGACAGCCCGCAAAAACCTGGAAGACAGGTCAGATTGGTTCAAACGTTGCTAGTTTTAATGTTTTTACTGGTTCATATCTGCCAAATCTTACAGGCGGTGCTGATCCAGCTGTTACAGTAACTGGTGCTCAGGCATTTGTACCCTCAGGTGGTACAGTAAATGCCGCTACTGGTGTTGTAACCAACGTTGACTATCGTGAAGCTGATCTTGTAGTAAACAATTCAGCTCTTTTGACAGTAGGGGATAAGTTCACTCTCCAGAATGCTGCTGTCGATATTCAGTCAATCGGTCTGGGTGATAAAAATGCGAGTGGTGAGGCGATGACATTCTCAGTAATTGAACTTACTGACGGCACTCACATCAAGATTTATCCGAAACCGATTGCCGCTGACCAGGCTGGAATCACCACTCTGCAAGCTGCATACGCCAATATCAATACGGCCATTCTGAATGCAGCTACCATCACTCGCCTTAATATCGATGCTACGAACAAGACCAATCTGTTCTTTGACAAAGCAGCGGTTGAGGTAGTTGGTGGATCCATTCCTGCTGACCTTTTTAAGCAGTATGATGGAATGAAGGTCATTACCACCACCATGAAGAATGGTCTGAAACTCTATATGGTATATGATGGGAACATCGCAACCATGACTTTTAGATTCAGGATTTTCACATGGTATGGTATCACAATTGTCGATCCTGCCAATTGTGGCGTTGCAGTAAGCTTCTAAACTAAACTAAAACACTCTACCCGAGGGGGTGTAACAGCCCCCTCTGAACAGGGAGAAATATCATGTCAAGAAAATTTAGAATTGGAGAGATGTTTCACTTAGATGATTCAGATACAGATGACCCCAATCTGACAACCACAGTTGCAGCTGATGTTTTAGCTATTCCTGTAACTCACGGATATGTAGCCAAAACAACAGGTGATGATGCTGAAGCATTGACTTTGGCGAATGGCAGTCCTGGTCAGATCCTGGTTATTAACCTTGTAACAGATGGTGGTGGAGATGGAACTTTAACTCCAGTCACAGCAACTGGTTTTTCCACAATTCTTTTTGCGGATGCTGGTGATCAGGCTGTTCTGTTTTATGTTGATGATATTACTGGTTGGGCTATTTTTTCTGTGTTCGGTCTTACTGCTCAGCCTACTGTCGCCTAGTACCACTATTATTAACAATCTTACTCGGCGGGGATAACACCCCGCCATGAACAGAGGAGATAATAAAATGCCTAGTAAAAGAGATTTTTTCCACACAGGTCTAGAAGTATCAAGAAGTCAAATCGCAGCCCTTTTGGGTATGTTTACTCCTGGCGATATTTATTATGTGGACTATCGTAAAGGGAATGATCCGAATGATGGCCTTACTTGGAAAACAGCACTCAGAACTTATAGTGAGGCTATTCGCAGGGTAACATCAAACAATAATGATGTAATTCTGATTGATGGTGATTCAACTGTTGAAGAACTCGCTATGGTTTACTTCACTAAAAATCGTGTTCATACTATCGGCATGAATGGGTTTGCTGGTCATATGGGCAATGGTGCTAAGATTTCCATGGGCATCACGACTGCTGTTACTGATTTTGGTACATTTCAGAATTCTGGGGTCAGAAACACATTCACTGGTATTCGGTTTATGAATGGCAATACAGAAGCAAATGCTCTTTACAATGTCAAGGAAGGTGGAGAGTTCACTAGGTACCAGAACTGTGAGTTTTATAAGTCATCACATCTGGATCATGCTGTTGCTTGTGATTTTTTACACAATGGCGATAGTACAATGCACTACAATTGCACTTTTGGCAGCACTGCAAACGAAACTGGTGACATTCGTCCCAATATGAATCTTACACAGATTCTCGCTGGCAAAAAATGCCGTGACGCTTATCTTGAAAATTGTCTGTTCTTGTCCAAAGCGGATGATACTGACAAAGTCATGGTTTATGGCGACAATGCTACGGACGTTGAACGAATGCTGACGATGAAAAATTGTACATTCGTAAACAACCTCCTGAGTGCTGGAACCCCGGCTCATGCTGTTGGATTCGGAGCAGCTCAAACTCAGGGTTCTGTTTTGCTTCAAGATTGTGCTAGTGTCGACTGTACTGTTATGGCAGAAGCCGGAGTTGCTATTTATGTCGCTGGTGGATCTGCTCCGGCTCATGCGACTACCGGTATTGCTGTTACTGCCTAATTTAACTTGGGTGGGTGCTAGAATGGCCCACCCATATACAAAGGAGAAAATCATGGCTGTTGTACTCTATAAAAATGGTCAACATCAGATAGTAAATGAATTTTCATACCTGCATCTTTTAGATGAAGGGTGGAGTTATGAGAAGGAACCAGTGAAGGAACCAGTGAAGGAACCAGAAGTGAAGGAACCAGTGAAGGAACCAGAAGTGAAGAAACCGGAAGTGAAGGAACCAGAAGTTAAGGAACCGGAAATCAAAGTTGTGTCAAAAGTTGTGCGTAAGGTAGAAACTTTAAAGACTACGGAGTAAATCATGGCTGCAACAAAAAATGATTTTATAGTAGGAGCTTACGAAGAGATTAGGATATCTGGAATCACAGTTAATCCTTCAGCCTACGATAATTCATTAGCTCTTAAACGGCTTGAGAGTATGATGGCTGAGTGGTTCAAACGGAATATCTGTGTAGGTTATAACTTTGAGGATGCTCCTGCAACTACTTCTCTACACAATGTGCCGAGAGTGTACTGGCATGCTATTCATATGCTTTTAGCAGATAGATTGTTGCCTTCTTTTGGTAAAGCATCTACACCTGAATTTACTAAGAATAGGTCAGCTGCTCAGTCATTTTTATCATCTGCTACAGCTATTATTGCACAAACTCCATATCCTAATAGAATGCCAAAAGGAAGCGGTTCTAGATTTCCGTATATTTTAGGAAACAGGTATTTTGGTAAAACAGAATTAGCACCACTTGAATGTGCTACGGAGCAAATGTATATTGGTGATATTGATAACTTTGTGGAACACTTTGACTCGTACCTTGATGCTGGTGAGACTATATCGGCGTATGTTCTCACTGCAGACACTGGTTTAACTATTGTTTCAGAATCACTTACTACTCCTGATGTTGATTATCAGGTTAGTGCAGTAGGTAATTCTGATGGGTCTAGTGGAGTATTTCAGGTAAAAATTGTTGCTACTACAAGCGCGGGGCGAGTAGAGACTAGGATAACTAACTTCAACTTGACAAGTTCCGATGTCATTGATTA